AGCGTGAAGCTAAGCAAGAAATATTGCAGGAAGCGACGGAAACATTCTTTTTCTATCTGAGACGCTCAAACTTCGATTTGACGATTCAAGAGGCCTTCTATGACATGACTGTGTCAATGGGGCTTTTACAGCTCAACGAAGGCGATGACGGGGACTTGCTTAAGTTCTCATCTATTCCGAGTGACCAGGTTGGCGTAGAAGTCGACCCCGAGGGCAATCTGTCGGGCTACTATCGTACTTGGCATGAGATGCCCGTCGATCAAGCTCAGCACTTGTGGAGCGACGAGCTTACGATACCGCAAGCCATTCTTGACCAACAAGAACCGAAGCTGCACGTCAAAGAGTGCTCTTACTTCGACTTTAAAGAGAAAACATATAAATACTATGTGCTTGAGTCGACAAGCAAAGAGATTATGTTCGAGCAAGACCTTGGCGAGTCCTGGCCTTGGATAGGGTTCAGGTGGAATCGCCGTAGCGGTGAAAGTCGTGGACGTGGGCCAGCGATGGACGCATTCCCGACAGCCGCGACTATCAACAAAGCGATTGAAGATGAACTAGTAAGCGCCGCATTAAGAGCTAACCCCCCTTATATGGCGTTCCACGACTTTGTTATTAATCCATATAACTTTAGAGTTGAGCCGAACACGATTATTCCTGTTAACCCGCTTGGTACAGAGACTTGGCCGATTGCTCCACTGCCTAACGGTGGCGACATTAGTTTTACGGCTTTGGTGGTGAATGACCTAAGAGCTCAAGTGAATGAAATCATGATGGCTCAGCCGTTGCAGCCAATCCAAGATGGGCCTGTGAGAACTGCTACTGAGGTGGCCGTTACGCAGAATGAACTTAGAGAGAATGCAGGGGCGAGCTTTAGCCGAGTTCAGCGTGAACTGTTCGACCCGCTTGTGAGGCGCGTTCTATATATATTGCAACGCAAGGGCAAGATACCCAAGTTTGTAGTGGACGGAAAAGAGGCAGCTATCAGCTATGCAACTCCGCTAGCTGTGTCTAAAGATGTTAATGATGTGACAAGATTTGTTGAGTGGTATCAGATTATCTCAACTATATTTACGCCGGGCATCGCTATCAACTTAGTCAAAGCGCCTGAGATACCAAGGTGGACAGCTGAAAAGCTAAACACTGAGCTTTCTTTAGTTAAAAGCGAGACTGAAATTCAACAGTTGATACAGCAAGCGATGGAAGCTGCAAGCCAAGCTGTGGAGAGCCAGCAACCTGGACCGCAAGAAGAATTTATCGAACCGACAGCCCCTGAGCTGCCATTTTAACCATGAGGAATGAAACTATGAGCAAAGTAGACGAGCAAAAGAGCAAGTCAGATGAGTTTAACGCGCTGACACACAGAGTTTTTAAGCAGAGCGCAGACGGTGCGAAGTGGCTAAGCTTGGTGCAGCAAGATTTCATCTTGGGTTTGCCGGTTGCACATCCTGACAAAGACCCGAATCACGCGTATTTCCGTGAGGGGCAAAACACATTAATCAGGCAGATTGCCAGCATTGTTAGGCAGGTTGAGCAAGAAGCCAAGGCGTCTACGGGGTCTAAATAATGAGCGATTCAGGGACGGTTAATGTAGACGTTGGTACGGAGGTGGCGCCGGCCACTTCCATGCTTGATGCGGCTGAGCCGGTAGAGGTCAACGCTGAGGCTGGCGAAGCTGTGCCAAGTGAGGCACCCGAGGGTAACGGGCTAGATTTTGATGAGGCTGTTTGGAAGTGGTCTGAAGAGTTGGCCGGAAAGGGTGAGAAGCCTGAGTGGTTCAAAGAGAAGTACAAAACTGTTGAAGACCAAGCTAAAGCATACACTGAGCTAGAGAAAAAGCTTGGTGCTTTCAAAGGTGCGCCAGAAAATGGTTACGACCTAGAGGCTTTAGGTGAGCTTGGCAAGCAACCCGCTGTGGCTCACTTTGCTGAGTTCTTTAAAGAGAAGAACTTGTCGCAAGAGGGCTTTGAGGAGGTTGTGCAACAGTTCTATGAGTATGACCAGCAATCGTTGCAGTTTGATTTAGAGAATGAGCTTAAAAAGCTAGGACCTAACGCTAAGCAGCAAGTGACGCAGGTCAATCAGTGGATTAACAATACCTTCAATGAAGACATGGCGGGGGTTGCTCGCAACCTGATGGTGAACGCTGATAGCGTGAAGTTTTTTCAAGCTGTCATGGCTAATCAGCCGAAGGCGAACATGCCAACGCATGATGCAATGCAAGTTACAGGGCATGAGACGATGCAAGAGGTTTTAGCTGAGAAGACTAATAACTGGTCTCGTTACAAGGAAGACGAGAACTATCGTAAGAGTTTGAGTAAACGCTTAGTTGCCGCTGAGACTCGCGAGAAGTCTTTACGCAAGTAGCGCTGAGTAGTAGACTGTAACAAATTAGATCCGCAAAGCGTGGGCACTCTATATAAATATATAGTTCTGCGCTTTGGGATACTCCTTTCTTAGACCCCAAATTTACATAGCACAGAACCAAAAAACTTTTTCATTAATTTTTTTGGGGGCTTAATATGTCTGTAAATTTACCTGATGTCGCGATTACAGAATTCGCGTCGGATGTCCACGCTGAATTCCAAAGCGCTGGATTTAAAACAAAAATGGCTGTTCGTATGCGCAACAACGTTGTTGGTGCTACTTTACAGTTCCCTGTTTCTAACGCTGGCTTAGCGCAACAAAAAGCTATCCAAGCTGACGTTATTCCTATGAACGTGGATTACGATCCAATTACTTTGACCCTTCAAGATTGGCATGCGTCTGATTATTCGGACATTTTCGCACAGGCCGAAGTAAACTTTGACGAGCGCTTAGAGCTTGTTAAAACATCTGCCATGGCAATTGGCCGTAGATGTGACCAAATGGTTATCGATGCTTTAGACGCATCTGGTACAGCAAACACTATTGCGAATGGCGGTACTAACTTCACCTACGCAAAATTCCGTGAAGCTATCAGCGACTTACATGATAACAACGCTGGTGACAACGGCATCTATGCGCTAACAAGTGCAGCTGGTGAATCGCAGCTTCTTGATGAGCAAGAGCTAACAAGTTCTGACTTCGTTAACACTCGCGTGGTTGAGAACGGCGGCTTACAAGGCTTAAAACTTGGCGGTGTAAACTGGATTGTTCTTGGCAGCATGCCTGAAGGTGGTATCACAACCGCTGCCAACATCGCGCAATGTTACATGTGGGATAAAATGTCAGTTGGCATGGGTGTTGGTATTGATTTCAGAACTGAGATTAATTACATCCCTGAAAAGCTATCTTATCTAGTATCTAGCTTGTTCAAAGCAAATGCCGTTGCGATTGATCCACTTGGTATCGTTCAAATCGATATTGACGAAACTGCGTAAGGAGATAACAACATGGCTTTTGAAATCAATAACTTTAATAACTGGACCAGCGGCGCGGCAAACGGCCCACGCTACTGGGCTTATGAGTCTACAACTGACACGCTAGCAACCGTATTAGCTGATGACTATTTTGTGAGTGTTGGGCAATCTTTAGATCCAAACGACTTAATTTACATCAACGCATCTGATGGCACCGGCACTTTTGCTGTTAGCTCAGCAAGCGCCACCGCTGTTGTGATGGGAGCATCTGAAGGCTCAGCGAATGTTCGTGTGACCATCCCAGCTGCAAGCGTTCTATTGCTAGCAACAACTCCATATGAGTTAGTGCCAGCTCCAGGCGCAGGCAAAATCTTGATGTATGAAGGAAGCTTAATCCAGCTGGATTACGGCACAATCGCATACACAGAGGCCGGCGATAACTTAGGCGTTAAATATACCAACGCAGCCGGCGTTCAGGTTTCAACAACTGTTGAAATGACTGGCTTTATCACTCTGACAGCTGATTCAACAACTAGAGCGCTTCCTGTCTTGGATGCAATTGTTGCTAACTCAGCATCTGAAAACCAAGCGTTAGTTTTAGATAATCTAAATGCTAACTTTGGCAATGCTGGCGATTCACCGCTTGTGGTTGACACTCAATTTAGAGTTGTCAACGGCGTTTAATATGAGGGGGCTTAGCCCCCTTATCCTTACAGGGAGATATTTTTATGGCGTTTCTGCGCGATAATTTTAACAATGTATCGTCAGGCGGTGGCGGCACGATTAAAATCTGGAGCTATATAAACACTTCAGACACATTGGCCACCATAGAAGCCGCTAATTACTTCAACCCAATGCGTTTTGCTTTAAACCAAAATGACTTAATCTTTCTCATCGGCTCAGATGGCTCAGAGCTTGTTAGGGTAACAAGCCTAGTAAATACAACAAGCGTGACTGTCACGGCCTATGACTCTGTTCCAGCTGGCACCATAGTGAATGCCGATGTTTCCGCAGCTGCGGGAATTGAATTTAGTAAAATGGAAGCCTTGGCTTCAGGCGAGCTGGTAGTCGGTAATGCTGGTGTGCCTACCGTAGCTGCATTAAGCGGTGATGCGGTCATTGATAACGCCGGCGCTTTAACCATAGATGAGTCATTTTCGAGAACCGTTAGCGTAGCTATGACTGCCGCAGAGTTTATAGGCTCAAACGCTTCGCCCGTGCTTCTTGTTCCAGCTCCAGGGGCCGGTAAGCGTCTCATAGTCACCCACTTAATGGTAAACATGACATACGTTTCGGCCACCTATGCGAACGGTAGCTCTGGCAGCGTACAGTATGGGGATACAGCCGACGCCCTTGGGATAGCGGCATCACAGTCACTTTCGGCTGCAACCGTTGGTGGTTGGGGCGCTAGCACATCAATATACTTGTTTGGCACGATGGCGGCTACCGCTGTAGCGAACATGGAAAACCAAGGTCTATACTGGACATATGGCTCCACTGACTTTATCACCGGTGATGGTACGTTCGTGATAGACCTTACATACACAGTGGGCTCGGGATAAGGGGTTTAATATGTCTGGCAATGGACCTACAACAGCAATTGAAATTCAATCCAACGCGGCACTTTTGCTAGGCAAAAAGCCATTTACAACCATTGATGATTCTGACGCTTTTGCGCTAAGTATTCAAAAGCTCTATGACATGGTTGTACCAGCTGAGCTTGGAAGCGGCGCATGGAAGTTTGCAAAGAGACAAACGCAGCTATCGCTGATTAACGGTTTTGACCCAGACTTTGCCGAGTTTAGCTCAGCCTACGATTTGCCAGGCGATGCCTTGAACGTGGTTAGGATTTATCCCAATGTTCATTATCAAATCTTTGAAAACAGGATATATACAAACACAACATCAAGCCTATGGATGGAATATACCTATAGCGTGCCTGTCACCAGGTGGAACGCGCCATTTAAAGCATATATCACCGCAAAGATTGCATCACTAAGCGCGGCCTCTGTCGCTGAGAATGCAAACCTTATGCAAGCCCTTAAGATGGAAGCTAAAGAATACCTGGTCAAAGCAATGTTCTTAGATGGGCAAAACTCGCCAAATCGAAAACTCATTGATGAGCCATGGATTCGCGTCAGAGGCTCCAGGTATCAACGCTCCAATGGTGGGGTAAGGTATTAATGACCATAAAAGAAGTTCAAAACAACTTTGGATTTGGCGAGCTTGACCCAAAAATTGTGAGCAGGCCAGACTTTCAAGGATTTTACAAAGGAGCAAGAAAAGCTTTAAACACGCTGGTACAACCAAGAGCAAGCTTAAAAAAGAGATTCGGCCTTACTTTTCTCACCGAGGTTGAGGATGATACAGCGGGCACACCCGTAACGGATGTCGACAAAGTTAATGGCGTTGTTTTTCAGTTTAGCGCAGCAAAGAAGTTCTTTATTGTGGTTCGCCCAGACGATGAGGGCGGCATGAATGAAAAGGTTGCATTTGATGTTTACTTGGATGACGTGCTACAAACAACCGACTTGACGGCTGATTATACAATTGCGCAAATAGCTGACATGTATCTGCTTGAGGCTGAAGATAGAATCATTGTGCTTCATGAAGAAGTGCAGCCCCATGAGTATACAAGAACAGCTGATAACAACTGGACGTTGTCAGCGATTGAGTTTGCTTACG